CCGCAATAGCGTTCTTTATCTGCTCTGCCTGCTCATCCGCAAGCGTAAAGGTCATTTGCTGGAAGGGTGACTTATCCCCATCGGGCAAGGAGAACTCCTCATTAAAATCCTCTGCCTTTAAGTCGAAGCCGCCAATATCCAAGCCCCAGTCAGTCATTAAAGCAGCATCCCATTCATTAGCCAGAATGTCCCAGTCCCATTCACCGAAGCCAACGTTGTCTTTGATTATGAACTCCGCCTGTTGCTCTGGGGTTAATTGGTCGGCAACAATAATCGGCACTTCTTTAAGCCCTGCGGCTTGGCACGCCTTCAAACGCATATTCCCTCCGAGTACCACCATATCCGCATCCACAACAATAGGACGAAGGTTTAGCATCTCGGGGAACTCCTTAATTGACTTTACGAGCTTTTTGAATTTATCGTCTTTGATAATTCGTGGGTTGCTCGTATTGGGAACCACTTGGGTAATTGGTACTATTTGCATTCCTTTTTATTTTATTTACAATACAACCAGCAGTCAGCAATCAAGATACGATTCGGTAGTAACTCGTCTACCGCTTGAATTACTCCTTGCCAGTTCTCGTGGTAGTCGTCTCCTGCTAAATATCCGCCTTTTTTTACCTTGGGTAGCCATAGAGCAATATCCTCCTTTACGGCTTCGTAGGTATGCGTTAGGTCGATAAACACAACGTCCAAAGATTCGTCTGCAAACTTCTTGGAAGCAGCTTTAGAAGTGGCCTTAATGGATTTGTATTTGCGTTCTCCCATATTGGCCTTGAACATTTGGTATATGTCTACCTCTGTCGCCAGCTTGTGTGTTGTGGTGAGTTCGTTTGGTGAACCCTTCCAAGTGTCAATGATTGTTATTTGTTTGTCTGTTGCTTTGTCGCATAGGTAGGCCGAGGACTTACCAAGCCAAGCACCAAGTTCCACGAATGTACCTCCCTCTGGCATTTGGGATATTAGGTAGTCGTATGCTGCTTCGTGGTTAAACCAGCCGTCTATTTCTTGGTAGTGTTTCATTTCAGCAGGCGTTCTAAACGAATGTCGTTAAAGTCGTGTATATTGAAGTTGGTTGTCATATCCTCGTGCAGTTGAAGGGCGATGTCAAACGCTTTCTCTTTTGTGAGTTCTTTAATCGCTTTGTTCCAGTCTCCTTTATGGGCAACCTTTACGCAGTTCTTGTCGGTTAGGTGTTGGGCGTAAGGTGCTACGTCACTAATAATTAACGCACAACCAGCGAATCCCGCCTCAACCATCTTTAGATTCGATTTGCAGCGATTAAACTCACTTGGGATAAGTGGAGCAAGCGCAACGTCAAACGCTTGGTACATTGCTCCGTATTCGTTCGGGGGCATTGTTTCGAGCTTGTATCTTGCTCGGCTGGCTTCAACGTAGCCGCCAATATCGGCAACGTAGGATTCAACTGTTGAGAGGTCTATATTGTTTTGCAATAGGTCTGGTAAGTGGCTTATGCCCGCAACGTAACCAAAGCGCATTTCGTCTGACGGCTCACGTGTTATTTGCCATTGCGGGTCTGCGGGGTCAAGGCCGTTGGGAATGATAACTACGTTTTTATTTAGCTTCTTGATTTTATCGGCTAAATACTTCTGCGTTGTCCATACCTCGTCCGCAAAGTACATAGAGTTGCGTATGCGGTGTTCAAGTCCTGCTTTGTCGTAGGTGACTTTGGAGGGGTGGTCTAACGCCAAGTGCCACCAGTCGTCGTTATCAATGATAACCTTCTTTCCTGACTGCTTACAAATAGCGAAGAAGTTAGCAAAGGATTCACCAGAAAACGGAACGGCTCTGGAAAATATAACGTGCGTAATTCCTTCCCAGTTGTCGGGCTGTACCTCCTGCTTGTAATTGATTATTTGAAAATCAATAAGCCCCTTCTCTTTGAGTAGAGTTAGGGGCTTGTAGATGCGGTGGTAAACCACGCCAGAATTTTCGTCACCGATACAAAGTACGCTTGGCCTCATCTTAAATAGTTGTAGTAACAAAGATAGTCTTGGTACGTCTTAATCTTTGGGTTGCGTGTCATTAGCTCTTGCGCAAACAACCCATCGGCTTCATATCTGTACTCGAATCTTGCTTTGCCGATAAACCCAAGACGAGCCATATATGAGGCCGTGTCGATTGTTCCTACCCGTGGGGATTCGGTAGCGTGAAGACGAGGGTCTCCGTTGCGGAAACATTGCGCCCAGTTTACAAAGTCCTCCTTGCTGTCCTTGACGGCTTCGTACCAGTTCGGGTGAATTATGTTATCGTCGTCCAATATGTAAATGTAGTCGTTATCGCTTGCGGACGCTTGCAGGTAGTCAAGTGCCATATTGCGCAGCGGGTTGCCGAAAGCCCCGCCAAGGTTAGACCGCACCACTTTAACGCCTTTGGGTACTTCTTTCTTTTTAGTGGAGTAGTCCATAAAGACCGTCCAAGTGCAACCAGCAGGAATCGACTCCCGCAAGTGTTCGAGGTTCTCTGGTCGTGAGCAAGGGGTAACGATATGAATCATTGAGGCATTTTTTTCAAATGTACGGCCTTCAAGAAGTCCTTGGATAGTTCAACACCAAAGTCGGCTTCGTGGTGACATTCTCTGCATAGAGCCATTAAGTTCTCGATTACGTCTAGTGTCTTGCTTCCACCCATTCCCCTTGGCTCGATATGGTGAATATCCACGGCTCGCCTGTTGCAAACCTCACAAGGGATAAACTCAACAGGGCTTAACCCCATCGCTTTGAGGTAAATCTTCGTGTGCTTCTTCATAGTGTTCGCCTGAATTTCCGTTACGAATAATAATACGGAGGCGTTTCTCCTCCTCGTCTTCTACATAAGTGTAATTAGCGCAGCTCATAAGTTTATATTGTTCTCGTTTATTAATTCCCGCAGTTGGTCACGGCACGCATAGTACGCCTTCAATTCGCCTTCCGAGGTTCCGTCTGGTGCGTACTTGGTTTTACTACGCAGCCATTGGTCTAAATCCCAAAGGACGGAGTGCATTTTGTGGCCGTTTGTTGCCATATCAAACTCTATCTGGTCTTCTGGCAGACTGTATTCAATAATGGCTTTCATTCCTCGTTGGTGTTAAACGTTTTGAAATAGGTTTTTGATTGTGGCTTCAATCTCGCTCAATCTCATCTCTGCTGTTATGCGACTATTCTCGGATTCAATTATGGCCGTGATTTCGTCTAACGTCTTGTAGCAAGCGATTAGCTCTTGGATTGGTGTTTTCATTTCTCGCTGGTGTCCCAATACATTTCGCATTCACCCTTTTTAATTGGCGAGGTCATAAAGTAGGATTGAAGCATACCAGCAGGAGCCGTGAATCGGTAACACGTTTCCCGAAGGTCGCACCCCCGCCCAGTGCATTTGGTTATATCGGTCACAACTGCCCAACAATAGTGTAGTTGTCTAACTCTGGCTCCTCCACGCCCATAAAGAACTCCTTGTATATGGAAATTGCCTCTTGCAACTTCTTCTCGCCTTCTTCAATAAACGCAGGGCTAACCGTGTAAATGCCCACGTCTAAACTTGCCTTGTCGATTGCAATAAATATAAACTTATCAATCGGAACTCCAAATAGCCGAGTGTAGATATACGCTTGCAAGTCGTAACCGTACTTCTTTGCTGAATAAGGAAACGCACGTAGGTCAGTAGTGGTTTTTAGGTCTGCAATAAAGTTGTCGCCTAATATGTCGGCTTTTGCTCGGAAAGGTATGCCCTCTATCGTTCCAATAGCAGGAACCTCGAATTGGCAACCTTGAATATAGCCGAGGACGGATTCGTTGCGTAGCAGGGCATCTGCGATGCGTCTTGCTTCGTTGTATTCCTTCTTTGTTATGATTTGTCCGCCCTTTGCTTTGGCCTCCTTCCATATATTCGTATTCTTCGACTGCACGTCAATAATATCGTACTCATCTACTCGGTGCGGTTCCAAGGCCATCAAGTGAACCAAGCGCCCTACCGAGAAGGCATCGGACTCGTCCTGTCCGTACTTCGTGACGTAGTGGTACGTCTTGGGTGACTGGAGCAATAGTTTACAAGCAGAGGACGAAAGTGCGGCTTTTGAAAGGTAGCCGTAGTAAAACGAATCGTCCATCATTTTTTCGGTAACGGTTGCCCTATCCCAGGTGCTGCCGTCTAATAGTTCAATTATTTTCATTTGAATAAAGGTATGCATTTTTTAGCTACGGCTAACACTACGTCAACAGTTACTGCGTTTCCGCATTGCTTGTAGCGTTGCGTGTTGCTAACTGGTTTAACTTCTCCATCGTAATTACCAAAGGCGGTATGGTCATCTGGGAATCCTTGTAAGCGTTCGCACTCAATAGGGGTTAGCCTTCTGATGCGGTATTGCTCTTTAATAATCAAATCACTTTTACCTTGATTAAGGGCAGGAACAATACCATCAGCATCGTAAACTCGGTCTTGTTGATATGGTTGTGTGCCTCCGTTTGAATCTAACTTGGTGCCAATCTGTTTTATTTGTGGAGCGAGTTCACGTTCACCGATATACGTTCCATTTGCTCCTGCTTCGTATCGCTGCAAGATTGTATTGGCTGGTACACGTTGTCCTTGTAGCTTAATAGTCGCTCCGTTGTTTTCTCCGATAGGAAAAACTCCTCTCCAACCTCGCTTTGGGGTTGTAGAATATCCGACAAGGTATATCCGCTCTCGGTTTTGGGGTAGAAACCACGATGTATTAAGCAGTTGCCATTCAAGTCGATAGCCCCCAATGTCGGCAAACTCTTGGATGATTGCCGCAAAGTCTTCGCCAGAGTTTGAACTGAATGCCCCTTTAACATTTTCCCAGATAAAAACTCTTGGTCTGCATTCCCGCACAAGTCGAATGGCCTCAAGGATAAGGGAGCTTCTATCTCCTCCCATCCCCGCACGCTTTCCAGCAAGTGAGAAATCTTGGCAAGGACTTCCAAAGGTGATAAGGTCAATTCGTGGAAGGTCTCCTCCGTGAACATCTGTGACTGAACCGACATAAGTTGCGTCTTTGAATTTATGTTTGTAAACTGCGATGGCGTGTTTGTCAATCTCCGAGAAGTAGGATTTTATTTTGAATCCTGCTCGCTCGAATCCCAAGTGGAACCCGCCTATTCCACTAAAAAGGTCAAGGTGGTTAATCTTCATTGTTTAGCGTTTAATGCCAGTTTCAATGCCTCGTTAAATCCACGTTGGTAGTTTATTTCCTTGTCGGATTCTTCAATTCGCTTTAAAAAGTCAATATCTTTTTGGTCGATTCTTGCTCCGTGTTCGGATGCAATCTTTACAAATAGGTCGGTAAGTGTCATAATTAAAAGTGTAAGTAGTTAAAATCTTGCTCCATTGCTCGCTCGTACAACGGCTCCCAGTTAAAGCCCTCAACCATTGCTGGTTGATATGGGTGCTGGTCAATGTCACCAATGCCGTAAGCATCAACAACCTCTAAACGCCAGCTAAACATATCTTGTACGGTTTTGAATCCTGCCCAAGAGGCAAATACCTCGAAGTAGTCGCCTGCGATGTCTTCGGGTGCAAGACCTTGATTCTCGGCCTCGTACATAAGGTCGGTGTAGGTTACTTGCATAACGCCAAAATAATAAAGGGTGAGTAAACCAGTGTGAAGGCAACAGTGCCTAAAATCAAGCTCCAAGCGATGAACACGGTCACGTCTTGGAATAGGTCAATCAGTTTGTTTTTCATTGTGTGTGTGTTTAATTGTTCACCAAAGATATAAAATTTTCAACACATACAACATTGAGGCAAAAAAAATAGCCCCGAAGGACTATTTATTTTTCCATTGCGTGTAGCATACCGCTAATCGCTGGTCTTTCCGAGGGTATTCTTTTATCATTGTGTCGTCTGTGACGCAACGATTAATAAACTCCTTCTGGTCTTCTTTGGCTTTAGGGGTTGGTAAAGGCATAGATTTGTTTTGCTTGGTTTACGTTTAAGAACCCTACCACCTTGTCAACTTTGGCCTTTCGTGCGAAGTCGGTTGTTGCTGGCATTCGTTTTGTCTCCCAGTTTATTTCGATTGTGGCCAAGCGGAAAACATAAATACCAACAGGGGTAGAGTTAATATAAATAGGGTTGGTCTCGAATTTTGCCGAACGAGCAAGCAAGTTGTCGTACTTCATTTTCTCAATGAGCAAGGTATCGTAATGGCTGCGCCTGCATTTTAACTCAATGTCAAAAGCCCATTGAGCCGAGTAGCAATCCCAGTGCGACATTGGTTCCTCGCTCATTTCCAAGTCAGGCAGGAATCGTTCTTTTAGGAACTCAAACAGCTGCCGTTCCGTCATACTCGGAATAAACGCTACGCAACTCCTCAATCCATTGCTTCCAGAGTTTCGGGTTGCAACCGCAGGGGATATGGTAGGCGTGGTTAAAAATGCGGGCGTGAATCTTTGCGATTTGCTTTTGGTCTGCGGAACTCATTGAGGACTTGTACCGTGCATAGAACTCGGTAAGCCATTCGTATTCGTTCTGTTCCAAGCATTTTGGATTCTTGCTAGGGAATAATCTGTTGAGCTTCTCTTTGCGGGCTTCGCATCCGCAGTCCACGCCAGTAGCGTCGCTAAACCAATCGACTACCGCCTTAATGCCAGTTGCCTCCGTAAACTGCTCGATGCGGTCACCGAGACCTTTTGGCTTTCGACCACGTTTGGTACTCGGCTTCGCAGTTGCTTTTAATTCGTTCTCTGCCATTTTTCAAAGTGTGATAAATTGAACGCAAACTTATTTTGGTGTCGTTAGATAACTTACGCATTGAAACGTTTGAATCGTGGTACAGGGTGAATAGCTTGTTATCGTACCAATCCCATCTTGCTATCTCGCCCTTTACTGCTTCGGCTAATTCCGTAAACGCCAAGTCAGAATCGAGGTCGTGCATTTCGTCTATATCGTCAAACTCTTCAATAGATACGAATTTAGCCGCCTGTTGCTGCTGGCGCAAGTAGAGGTTCCGTAATGTAATATAAACGAAGAAGGTGTTGGGTTCTTCGCCATAGCGAATCTTCTCAAAGTCCTTTACATACGTGTACAATCTTATGTACATATCTTGAACGAGGTCTTGGGCGGTATCGTAGTCCGCACCAAAACTTTTAGCCATCCGAATCCAGTCGGCGTGGCGTTCTGCTAATCGTTCAAGTAGTTCTCCCATTCGATTTCGAGGATAAAGATAAGTAAGGGTATCTGTATCTGGTGAAGTTCGATGTCGTCCAGTTCTACTTTCGACCAGTTGAAGCCAAGTAAAACGCCGTAAATTGGGTAGAATCCGATATTAAAATTCATTGGTTATCTGGTTTATTTGTTGCAGCTTGGCTTTTAGATACGTTATCTGTTGCTTCAATTCTGCATTCTCTTTAACCAAATAATCATAATTAAGCACATTGGTTACCGTTTTTTCTTCGGGCGTTTCTTGCTTTGGTAACTCACCTCGGATATGCAAGGCCGACTTCAATGCCGATTCATAAAAAGCGTTGCGCCTGTATTGCAACTTCTCATAGTGAATTATTGTTGAATAGTCTTTGCCTAATTGGAACCCAAGCTCCGTTAGCGTGTACATAGGTCGGAACGCCTTGCAATAAGCCGAGCGTACTACCACGTTTCTTGCTTTGCGAGTTCCATCGTCTTCGTACTGGATGTAGTCGCAGAATGTTTTGTAGTTCACCGCTTACCTCGGTATTGTGCCTTGCCCATTTGGCGTTGCGTTAGTACGTGAAGGAGTGGCACGTTGTAGGTCTTGCCTTGTTCGTCTTGGATAAGCATCCAAGCTCCCCAGTCCTTCCAGTTGCTGGCTCTGCGGTAGTCAAGGACAACAAAACGCTTCTGGTCTATTTCAAAGATTTCGTCAATGTCAAACGGCAGGGGGATAAATCTCATATTAGCTGCTCTTGAAGTTTTAGGATTTCGGCTTTTGCTTGGTCAAGTTGTATAAGTGACTGGTTTAGGTCATATCGCAATTTAGAGTTATCTAAACGGGCTTCAAGTACCTTCACGTCTAACGTCCTTTTAAGGTCAACCATATCCTCCAGCATTTGCGTTGCCTTCCATAGCGAAAGTAAATGGTCAACAATTACGGTCTCTTTCGGGTTTTCTACCGCTACTTGGTTAATCCAAAGGATAGCATCGTTCACACGGAGAATCTTGTCCCTAACGTGAATTTCCCAAGCGTCTTCAGAATGGTGCATCGGTGTCATTTAAGGTAATTTGTACAGGTGTCGGAGCATCCAGCAAGTTATATCCGTCTATCTTAAATCCAACATTTCCTCGGATAGATTCCATTCGGATTGGGTCACCCAGCGGAGTAGGTCGTCCGCCTGTTTCCATTTCCTTTGTTTTTCTCACGTGTAGCTCGGTAAATAACCAGTCGGTCGGGTGTTGGGCCATTCGGTGAACCACCAGTACACAGTCGGCACGGTTGCCCCACTTGCCGCCTCCTTCGATGTCCGAAGTCATTGGGGGCATTGGTAGCCCTGCGTATTGATGCCCTTGCGGAAAGGTTCTACGCATTGCTTCGGTGACTGGGTGTGTGTTTACGACTGTTGTTACGTTGTTCTTGTGGGCGAACACCCGAATAGCCGAGGCCACCTCATAGTGGTATTCGTGCATTCCAGTCTTCCCAAGTTTCTTTTGGTCTGTTGACAAAGAGTTGTACGGGTCAATAAGTGCGCCAGTGTATTCCCATTCCTCTTTAATTTCCTCCATTACCTTCAATAGGCCAAAGGCATCGTACAGCTTGTTGCCATCGATAAACGTAAAGTATTCGTTTACAAAATCAAGATGCCGATACATAACGTGTTCTGGTATTTGCTGAATCGGAGCGCAGGCCAGAAACTCAATCATTTTTCTTTTGAGTGAGTGTACCTCGTTTTCTGCTGAATAGACCAACCACTTCTTCTCGTAGTTCTGGCTCTGCATAAGCATAAGGTAAATAAGCGTGTGCGTCTTACCCACGTTAGCGTGGCCAGTTACAACGATAAACTCCCCGTCCTTAAAACGTAGGTATTCGTCTATCTTCGGGTTGCCGAGCTTGCCAGTATCGAAATACTTGCCCGCCCTTGCTCGTTCCAGAAACGGCAGTACCGCTTCGTTGGTTAAAATGTCTGGGTGTCTCACTTGGTGTGTTTTTCTAATTCTTCAATAAGATACATTACCGCTTGTCGCCGTTCTTTTAATTCTTCTTTTGCCCATTCGTAATGACGTTTATAGTAATCGGCTCTTGTTTTTTCCAAATACAAATCAAGTTCAAATTTACTTAACGGATTAATGTCCGTTTCTCCAACCCTTCTATATGATTTGTTTAGGGTCATACGATTTAAGTAGGTCAAGGCCCTTGCCTCAAGGTATCGCAAATCTTCTCCTATTACAAACTGCTCAAACGACTTAAAATAAACTTTATTCCATTCGTCTTTTAATGGTGACGATTTTTGCTTGTGTGAATAAAACCTTGCTAACGGCTTTCCAGATTCGCCAATATAAACTATTTCTTCATTCTTTGTTAAGAAGTAAATAGTTGGAGTGTACCGCTCAAGATGCAACCCCTTACAACTTATTTCGTCACGAAGGAAATATCCATCGCAAGCGTCCAGTAAGTTTCTGTCTTTATTCATTGTATGTGTGTTTGGTCAAAAGTAAACAAAATATCAATACAAAAAACTCAAAGCAAAAAAAAGCCCCTCCGAAGAGGGGCCAGCAGTCCTAAAAAACACACACACTAAAAAGGACTGCTTTCTTCTACACGTGGAGCGAAGTGTTCCTCGTGACTTGCGCCCTTCTGCTCGTTGAGCATCCAAGCGTTAAACTTATCGGCAAGCTCAAAAATCTTCTCTACTGGAATCGTTGCGCCTTGTGAAACGTAGGCCGCTGACATTTCAACAGCCGACTTCAAGGCAACCTGACGAATAATGGACTTACCACGGTCGTCGTTACCAGCTGCGCTCTTTGCAAAGGGAGCGGTGTAGTTGTTTTGGAATCCTGCTTTTTGAATCTTGATGGTTCCCTTCTCGTTCTTGGTGTAGGTGACGTCGTCGCCTACTGCGTAAGGAGGGGTTGTGGACTTTGCGAAAGTCGTTCCGAAGTCGCCATCGTCAAAGCGTACTTCAAACTTGAAAAACTCGTTCCACTGTCCAGTGGGGGTGATGCTGGTGATTTTAGCCATTTTGCAATTCGTTAATTAAGGTTCTTTTTAATACTTCGTTTTCTGCTTCGAGGAACTCGTTGCGTGAGGCAAGTGCCTCAATGCGGTGTTGCAGAAACTCCACCATTTGTGCGGCCCCATCTTGAGACCAATTCGTTCGGAAGGTGTATTCCATAAAGTGAGTGTGTTGGTTAATGGTTCAAAGATATACAAAAAATCAATACCACAAACATTCACCAAAAAAAATTACACGTCCTGTGTTTTTTTCTACCTCTGGGTTTCGGGATATGCAAACCTTGGTAACAAACTTTGAGGTGTCGTCTTCAAGTCCTCCGTGTTTGCGTAAACCATCCAAGGCAAACTTAATGGCCATAATACAGTTATCGTTATCGTATCCGTAGTTATGTTCCAAGTTTACTACCAGTGAACTGAATTTGAATTTATCGTATCCTGCTAATTGTTCCAGAACCTCGGCAACAAATTTGTCCTTGGCCTTCTTGCGTACAATCCAATGCTTTGACGAGTAGAACTGGTTAAGCGAAGGAACCTTGCCCAAGGTGACTTCTATGCGTGTGTCACAAACCACCCTCGCCGTAGCCACCCTCCGCTTTTTTATTCCGCTGGTGCTTTAATTCACGTTGTAGGTGGATTATTGCTTTTTCAATATCTTGCTCTAACGGGTTGTCCTGCTTCTTGCCAGCACGGAGCAGGTAGGCGATTGCTACTCCGAGGTTGTAGTTATCCTCTTGGAAGTCGAGTACCACGTCCATCGCTTCGATGCCCTTGTACTTGCCAATGTAGTATTTAGGTGCGCTCACTGGTCGAAGTGCTTTGTGCCGTTCTCGAACGTGTTGTATTTGCGTATGTCTCTTGCTTCGTCAATAGACAAGTTGTAGTCGCAAAAGCCAAAATGATTCAAGAAGGCGTTGGTGTAGTCGTTCTTCAAACGACCTTCCTCGATAGCAAAGTATTTCATTCGCTTGGTGTTTCTATCTGTTCCCATATTGCAAACCTAATGCAGGATTGTTTAGGTTGTTGCAGTGTTGAAAACAAAAAAGTTATTAACACTTGTCGGAGGTATGCTCCTAATGCTTATTTTTTACAACTTAGTTAGTTAACTTACTTAACTAATCAACTAATAATTAACTTAACTAGTTAGTAAATCTATAACTTGACTAAAATTAAAAATAAAAGAAAATTTGCGTTTAGACGCATTTTATTAGTCAAGGTATATCAATGTACCAATTTTGGTAGAAAGTGCGTTAGAACGCAAATAAAGCACCTCTATCGCCTTAATAACACTATTATCAGCATACCAACTGCAAACAGCATCAGGTACTTTTCGTAATTGCGGCTTTTAGGAGCCGTTACAGAGGTCTTTATGTATTTAGTCACCTGTACGGTGTCGGGTAGGCAAGTCGCTTTAACACGCACCGTATCAAAGTTCCTAACAATTTTTAGGCGTATGTTATCCTTTTGGACAACTACCGTATCAATATCTTTTAGCGTAAGCGTGTCCCAAAGGTTTCGCTCTTTGGTTACAATAGTGGTATCAAACTTCGTTTGCCAGACGTTTGCTCCTTTCTTTACGGCTTGGCGCAAATGCCATTCAGCGGAACAACTACCCAGAGCAAGACTCACAATCAGGATTATCAATAGAGCAAGCAGGGGGTGCGGGTACGTCTTCGAGTTCATTAAGCCAGCTTTCAAAATTGGATATATTTGGTTTTCCCATTTTTCTTTATTGCTTTTAATACTTCTCCTTTGTTGTTATTAACGTCGTAGCTTACGTGAATCCACGTTGGTTGGCTATCTGTACCAAACTCCCAGATGAGTTGCTTAAAATGCGTCTGCTTGCGTATAAACGCAAATACAGAAGCCATATCCTCGCATTGAATGTCTGCCGCCTTTCCTTTTAGGTGGTCGCTTGTTGCTGAACCACCAACAGCCGCATTAACCTTCTCGGATCGGTAGCCGCTTGTAATTTCAATAGGCCCAAACTTGTCTCTTGCTGGTTGCAGGACGTATTGTACCAAGTATTTCAAATTGGTTATCGCCTCTTGGTTTGGCTTGTTCGGTAAACCAGTTGAGGTCTCGGTGAACTCGCTCAAACTGAAATTTTCAGATAGCTTCATTTTTGATAAATTTTATGCAGTAACTCTAACTGGTTCCGAGTTAACGTGTCTTATATGGCACCTTTTGGTAGTAAATTATCCCCTGTACGGTACTTTATCTTCCCTGCCCTCGATACTTCTTACTCGTCACCCCTTTGTTCGGGCTTTTGGTGTGTCTTCCGAGTTTTGGTTTTGCCTTTTTCTTGGCTTGTTGCTCCTTCGCCATCACGTGTCATTATTAATGCAAATCCACCCATCAGGAACGCACTAAACTCCGTTAGAGACGCTTTCTCGTACCAAACGAGAATACCTCCGAACGAAATTAAGATAAGCCCTATAACGGTTGTCTTTGGGTTTCTAAAAATTCTATCTATCATTCTTAATGTCACGGCTCCACCGCCACAAGGTGTAAATGAACGATGTTAGCATTACTATCATTCCTGCAATCTGGTGTACCTCGGCAATCGTTAGACCTCCAACGGCCAAAGACCAACTCGTTGCTACTGCGCTTGTACTATCGTGCTTCATTCCTCAATCGGGGCTGGGGGTTGGCAATAGGCGGCATCTGGGTTGGCAGCGCAGTATTCTTGGGCGTAAACTTCTTCCCATCCTGCAAAGATGTGAATGCCACAAGGCGCAGGCCACACCACCGAATCAGCATAAGCGGCAAGAGGTTCGTTTTGCCAAAGGATGTCAACGGCATAGTTGGGATTCTCGCTTACACAGACCTGCTCTCCTGCCTCGTTTGTTTCCCATTGGGTGCAGATATGCCCCAACTCTACAACGGCCACTACAAGCTCCGTATTCCACGTGGTCTCGGTGATGCCATCTAACGAGATGGTTGTTGTTTCTATTTCTGCTTTGGCTGTTGCCCAGTCAGCAAACTCGTATTTGTTGAATGTCATAGTAAGTAAATAAATAATCCGCCTAATAGTGTTGCAATCAAATCCTTGTAGTCAAATCCTCCGTATCTTATTTCGTCTATTAATTCCTTGCCTGCTGCTGCGACAAGAACGACCAGCATACTACCCGAAATAAGATAAAGCACCGCACCACCTACGAAGTGCAGTACCTTATCAAATGAAGTCCAAGAACTCATAACGTGGTCAACTCTGCCAGTTGGGCGTTAGTTAGACGGGTCTTAAATATTAGGGCTTGGTTTACCGAAATAGCTTCGGGGGTTGTAGAGGTTCCAGCTGTTCCAAAATATACAGCACTTAAGGAGGGAATTGAGCCCGAGGTGTCAGTACCAGCCAAAACCCCGTCAAAATAAACCTTAAAGTCATTGGCAATATAACTCAAAGATGCCTTGTGCTTTCCCGCTGAAATACTACCTAAATTAAGTGTAACCTGATTTACAGACCCGACCCAAACTACCAGGTAGAGGTTTGTCTGAAACACTGTAAAATAAATTGCATCTGTAAAAGCTCCCGCACCAACGTATAAGGGTATTGCCTCTACGCTGGCCGTAGCTCCGATATTACCTAAATAATTAAAGTCAACAAACAAAGTCCCCTCCGTCTGCCCAATTAGCGAGCTAATGCCCGTCTTTGAGGCAGTATCGGCCACACGGGTAACACTTGCGGCAGTCGTTGGAATGTAAGAGGTGGCGTAGGCTCCTGCTTCGCATTGTGCGCCCCAAAACAAAAATCCACTCGTTCCGTTGCCTGCGTAAGATTCAGCATTCCTGCCGTAAATAGCAACAAAGGAAGTCGTAGATGTATCGTATACGGTGCATCTGTACCAGCCATTTCCAACGCTTGTAATACTGGAGCTTGTTACGTTTGAAGTTGTAACAGTTCCGCTACTTAAATCAAATAATGCTCTTTTTGAAAAGTCATTTAACCACATTGAAAATACATTTTCCCCAGCGGCTTTGGCGTAAATAGAAAATGTATAAGTCCCAGATGCTACGCTTTGATAAATTAGGTGTGCCGCATTATTGGTGTTTGCGATAAACTTATCCGCATTAGTATATCCGTCTGGACTTACCGCATCATTAGCGGTTATGTTTGTTTCTAATTTAGTCCAAGCAGCGTTATTCAGCTGCTCGGAGTATGGTACAATGTTAGTCCGCTGCGGTTCCAGCAACAGGCGAGGACAAGTACTACCTAAATAGTCAAGACGGGGTACGTTGCTCACTGGCCCAACACTTACGGCTGCGGTGGTGGTGGGTATGTAGGCTGTTGCGATGTCGCCTGCTTCAATTTGCGTGCCGTAAACGTAAACATTCGTACCAGCGTTTGCAGCAACTCCAAAAGCGTAGTTTACAAAATAAACGTAACCGCTTGATGTGCTATTTGATGGGGTGAACGTAAAAGAAAAACGATACCATCCATTACCCAAACTAACGTATGGTGCGGTACTACTTCCGATTGTTGCTAAATCAATGGTTCCGCTCGTGTAAATAGTAGTGCCATCGTAAGCAAGGATTCGGAAGGTAGTAGTAATAGACCCAGCTTTGAAGTAAGCGGATGCCGTGTATGGAACTCCAGCGGTAAATGCCTGCGATGCCGAAGTAGCAATCGTTTTTTCTACTGGGCCACTTGGGTCAGTTACCGTGAGAAGGTCGGCCGTAGTTGCACCATTCACAGGGTTGGCGATAGCATTAGCCGTGACGCTTACGTTAATCTTACTCCAGTAGGCATTTTCAAGCGTTTCACTTTGCAGCACTTGATTCGTCCGCACCTTCTCAATAAGGCCGTTGCTGGCCACACGGGTAGCACCCGAAGCACGGGTAAAAGTCAAATCGCCCGACCCATCGGTAGGCTTCTCTGCGTAAATCTTGCTTGTCTTGTATCCGCTTGGTATAACAACAAGCGAAGCATCTTCGTAAAAACTACTCATCAGTTAAAGTTTAATTCGTCTATTGCACTCTCCAAACACTCAAAGCCCTCAACTCTACCGCTATCCGCAAGGACACGAATCTCGTATGCCTCGGCATAGGTGTAGGCATTGTTAAAGCACGCAGGCACGCCATCGAAGCCCAAGCTGCGGGTATTGTAGTCCTCGTCTCCCCATTCAGTCGAGCAATATACTTGCCCCCATCCGATATTATTTGCCATCTTTGCTTAAGTAACTGCGTAGTTTATTTATATTCTCTTGCTTGGGCTTATAGCACCCACGAAGACGCTCGGTTGTCTCGGTCTGGGTAGATGTCCTCGTTGACGTTTTCATTGTATTCGGGAAATTCGGTTGAATGGAAGGCCATATAGTCGATAAA